GATCAATAAATGCTGCATCTAACGATGTTGAGGGTGATTTCTTAAAGACTGCAGGAGAAGAAGCACTTAACGCAATCAAAGCTGCAGGACAAAACACTTGGAACAAATTAACAGGTGACGTTTCAAACTTCATGGCAGGTCGTGCAATCAATCCTATGCAAGAACAAATGTTGGATGGGGTTGCATTTAGATCATGGAACTTTAGTTATGACTTCTATCCAAGAAGTCAAGAAGAAGCAACCATGGTCAATAATATAATTTTTGGGTTTAGGTCATCAATGTTACCTGATACATTCGCATCAGTAGGTGGTTCAGAAACAGAAAACTTCTTTAACTATCCAAACATATTCGATGTAACTTACGTAGGGCCTATTGCATCCAAATTAGATGGGTTCTTACCTATGGTGTGTACCAAGTGTGATGTTGATCATACAGGTGGACAAAAATTCTCTGTTCATGCAGATGGACAACCTATGAAAACAACAATGACACTAGAGTTTTTAGAAATCAAAATTCTATCACAAAATAATTATCTTGCAATCAGTCCGACTGCAACTGCACTTGGTGCTGGTGGAGAACAAAGCGCAAGTGCATTAGAAGATAATATGAGAGGTGGATAATGGCACAAAAATATTTTAAAAATTTTCCAAAGATAAATTACAAACTCCAAAATGGTAAGTGGGTAACTGTACGTGACTTTTTCAGAAAGGCAAAGATTGAACAGGATGCAGTTAACTCATTAATTGATTATGAGTTTTACGAGATAAAAGAAGGTGAGAGACCTGATATTGTTGCACATAGATTATACGGTTCTAGTAAATTACATTGGACATTCTTCTTAGTCAATGACATGGAAAATTATCTTGATTGGTATAAAGATCAACGCACCATGGAAACTTATATGGAGGAAAAATATCCAGGCAATTATATCGTAGTGCAAAATGTTTCAGATATCATTCAACAAGACAGGAAGTTTTTAATAGGAGAAAAGGTTAGGTCACATAGTGGTAACGGAAGAGTCTTACAAGTGGAACCTACATATAAGAGGATTGCAGTAACAAAAGGTAATTGGATAGTTGGAGAAACACTAACTGGTGAAGTAAGTGGAAAGACCCTTGAAATAAATTCTGTTATTGACATGATAGATGGTGTCGCATACTACCAAGATTCAGAAGGTAAAAGACAAAATTTTTCTGCAACAGGTTATACAGAAGTAAGTAACTGGCAGATGGAAGACGAAGAGAATGAACAAAAACGTTTGATTAAATTCATTAAACCTCAGATAATGTCTAGAGTTGTTCGTGAATTTGAACGTGTAATGAGTAGTTAATGGAACAAAGAAATTACAGGCCTGGTGAGTTTGCACTAGAGTCAATGACATTAGTTAATGCAGATGGTGACACACTTGCAATTGAAGATATTGTTGTTAACTTTCGCATGTATGAAAGTATCTACTCTAAGTTTGTTAGTGCAGACATTTCAATAGTTGACTCCCTCAACATTTTAAAGAATTTCAAACTAGTCGGACAAGAGTATGTTCGTATTGCATTACGTGGTAAAGAAAATGATGGGTCAGAATCTGAACTTTCAAATTCTATTGATAAAGTTTTTAGAGTTTATAAAGTACAAAACAATCTGAGAGTTGATGACAAGACACAATCATACGTCTTACAATTATGTGAACCTCGTCTATTCTATTTACAGAAACAAAGAATAAGTGGGACGTGGACAGGTTCATGGTCAGAGATTTGTTTGGGTGTAATGCAAGATTACGGTAACATGAAAGGAACTGAAATTGATTTTTGGGAAGAATCAGACCCAAGTAACGTTCAATTCATTTGTCCTAATTGGTCAGTTAATAAATTTTTAGACTACACTATTCAGAACGCAGAGAAAGATAATAGTGGTAGTTGGAAACAAGGATTCTTTTTATTCCAAACACTAAACGGTGGTTTTAGGTTTATGTCCATGGATGAAATGTGTGGGAGAGAACACGGACAACAATTTGAATATAGACCTAAGACTTCTCAAATAGATTCACTCAATGCACCTGTAAACGTGCCAGGTGTGGGATTGAATTCTACAATACTTTCATATTCTAGACCTCAACTATTTGACACTTTAAGAGGAACAGTTGCAGGTTCTTATTCTGCAACTATGCATGTATACGACCCTCTTAGAAAAATGGATAGAACATATCATTACGATATGAAAGAAGTTATGGATAAGGGTACACACGTAAGTGGAAACTTTCCAATGGTACGTTTAGATGAACCTGAAGTTATATTGAAGGCAAGAAACCAAACAGACAGTATGTTACCTGCAGATTACGATGAGTTAGATGCAGATGCAGCTCCGAATAAAGCATTCGATAGTGTTGTTGAATACACTTACACTACTACACATTCTTTTGGTGATGCAACAGACGTAACTTCAAACGAACCATTAATAGGACTTAAATCAGATAACACAGGGCCACTGGAAAGAAAGGCATTATTAGAAACACTCCAACAGAACAGAATAAAATTTACGGTTCCTCTCAGAACAGATTTCACAGTTGGGTCTATAGTTAAATTAATTATACCTGAACCTGAATTAAAGAGACCTGACAGTTCGATTGAAAGTAATGTAAATGATAATCGTTATCTTGTAACAGATATGTGTATGGATGCAGACCCAACTAAAAACACAGGGTTTCTTCATATAGAAGCGGTTAAAGAAAGTTTCTCAGGTAAAATAGAAGATTACAGACCATTACAGAACGCATCTGGCCCTGAAAGAATCCAAAATACAGTACAGGATACATAATGAACGCAGAATATTTTTACGGAATAGTTGAAGACAGACATGACCCTCTCATGATAGGAAGAGTACGTGTACGTGTTCATGGTGTTCATACAGATGATAAACTTGCGATTGCAACACCTGATTTACCATGGGCACAGGTAATTCTTCCACCAACGTCAAGTGGTCTCTCAGGTATCGGTATGAACTCTCACGGACTTGTTGAGGGGTCTACGGTATTTGGATTTTGGAGAGACTCCACAAAACAAGACCCAATTATTATAGGGGTTGCGACTGGAGTTACAGTTGATGGTTACAGAGAAACAGTCGAAGGAACCATATTATCTAGATTAGTAGATAAAGGATTTAATGACCCTAGAAGAATGACCCCTGCAGATTACGAAGGAACTGCAGATGGGGCAAACCCTGCACAAAATTCAGTTAGAACTTGGGGACTAGAACAAGCATTAGACACTGCACCTAAACAACCATCAGAAGAAGGAAGAACTGTTAACTATGATGGAACAGGGTCAACTGTTGACCATTATGAAATTGATGCAGAAAAAGATTTACCATTCTATCCATTGTATTTTGATGAATCAGATATTTCAAAGTTTGCAAGAGGAGAAGGAGATTATAGTGTTCGAAACATAAATGAAATTAAAGGTATGGAACACTACCCTAATTCACCTGCAGACCCCAAGTACCCATATAACCATGTATGGCATTCAGAGTCAGGACACGTCTTAGAAATTGATGACACTTTCGAAAAGGAACGTCTTGCAATAGAACATAGATCAGGAACATTTACAGAAATTCATCCTGATGGTTCTGAAGTACATCACATTGTAAATGACCACTATCATGTTGTATGTAAAGACCACGAAATGTATGTTGGTGGTAAAGTGAATATAAGAGTATTAGGTAACGCAAACATTCATGCAAATGGTAATGCAGAAATAACTGCATACGGTAAAGGGTTACTTGATGTTTCAGATGATCTGACAATTAAGTCAGGTAAAAACATGAGAATTCAGGCCGCAGGTGATCTAGTACTTGCTGGTAAGAAAGTTGTATTTTAAATGATATGTCCATTAATATTGAGATTCCTACAGCAATAGTATGTCCTGAAGGGGACATCTTTGACCTTCCATCTAAAGCAGAAATAGTTAATGCATTGAATTCAATTGGTTCTTTACCAATGAAGTTGAGAGCCGCATTCTTAGAAGAAAAGGCAGAAAAGGAAAAAGAAATAAAAGAACTTTGGGACAGATTAAATGACCCAAATTTGACAAAGGAAGAAAAGGATGCTATAATTGAAGAGATTAATGCATTAGAATCATCAATCTATCCTGTCCTCACTGCATTGGAAGAAGAGATTGAAGAGATGGTAGAAGAAGTTGAAAAGGTTAAAGAGAAAATTGAGGAACTTCTTTCACCTTACTGGCAAAAAGACGGACAAAAAAGAAACTGGCAACAAGAAGCGAATCAGGCAGTAACTAAATTCCTCGCAGAATTCCACGTATACGTTCCAGCAAAAATTGCAGAGTTCATCAGTAAATTTGTCCCTATCAATTTTACAATTAATGTTTATGGAATATCTATAGACATTATTGCAATTATCACTTCACCAAACTATAAAAAAGAAATTGAAGCACAGATAATGGGAAGTGAAATCGTTAAAGAGATTCAGGGATTAAGAGGTGAAATCGAAAATCAACATGAAGAACTACGTAAATTAAAAGACGACCCTATTGCATATACAGAGGCAGAAGAAGAGGCAATAAAGGCAGAGATTGAAAGAATCGAAAGTGATATTTTAACCAAGGAAAATTTAAGAACACAATTGGTTGATAAACTATTCTCATTCTTACCTTCCACATGTAGACAATTTGACGGAGAGTATGGTGTTTTAGATGTAGAAGCGAAAGCGCAGTTAGCATTCCAGTGTATACAAACTGAAATTGAAGATTGGTTGAATAACTGGCACGTTAAAGCATTTGAAAAACTTATAGACCTGTTTGATGAAATATGGGATTTATTAGGATTACCTGATTTACCTTTCAGTGAACTTGCAGACATATTATCAATGGATATTCCTGAAATGGTTCATGGAGTCACAGAGATTATTAAAGAGGAGTTTAAGAAAACTAGACTGGGTATTCAATTACAAATCGATGAAATTGATAAGTTACTAGAAGAAGAACCCTATAAAAGTGATGTGGCTGCGAGAGAGATTCTTTTAGAAGGACGTAAAGAATTAGAAGATCAAATAATGGACGAACAAAGAAAGTTCCAACAAATGATACGAGATAAAATTTTAGGTTTATCTATTTTTGGTTTTACTGTAAGAGAAATCATAGGTGCAGAAATAGAATCAACTGCACAATCACTTGAAGAAGAAATTGCAGATATGATGATTGCATTAGAAAAATTTAAAGTAAACTGGTACAAGAGAGTTCTTTTCTTATGGGTTAAAAAGATTAAGAAGTTTTTAGATAAGATTGGATTAGGTAAAATATTTGATGTACTCTTCTTAACTTTCTGTGATTTCTTAGAGTTAATTGGTTTCTTACCTCTAACGATTGGTCTTTCCCTTTCAAGTATAGATGGAGTAGTAAATTCAAGTCTGAAAAAACCTAAAATACCTAGACCTACTAATAATGATGATACTGAACCAACAGAAAACGCATTTGAAACAGATGGTGTAAGAGATACATTCCCAATCGCAGGAAGTGGTAGTAATACATACGTGTTTATAGATGGTGTAAGACAAAGTGGTGGTTTCACTGAAAGTAGTGGTAACATAGTGTTTAGTACTCCACCTGAAGCAGGAAAGTTTATTTCAGTGTTTGGAGAGGACAGAGAATTTGCAGATGACGGTCAAACAGACTTCAATGTGCAGGGTGGTGGAACGATGACTGCAAATAATGTCGATGTTTTTATTCGTAATAAATTAATTGACCCTAGTCTATACACAATCGATGTCGAAAATCAGATCATACAGTTTACAGATGCACCAAATAGTGGATTAGTTTCAATCCAACTTGCAGTTTAATTAGGTAAGGTGACATAAATAGAATTATGGTAGATTACGTAAAACCCAATGGTAAGACAGTTGCGATTGACCCTGCATCAGCAGATTTAGATTTGCAATTTAAGGCACATCCTATTACAGGTGATCTTGCATTGAAGTATGACACAGATGCAGTAAGACGTGCAGTTAGAAATATTCTATTAACCAATAAATATGAAAGACCTTTTAAACCAAATTTTGGTGGAAATCTACAGAGTGCATTGTTTGAGTTAGACACTTCTGTACAGATTAATCGTCTTAAAAGACAACTGAAAGAACAAATAGAAATCATTGAACCACGTGTTACTAATGTTGGTGTAAGATTTGCACCTGTAACAAACAGTAATAGATTAGATGTTACAGTAACCTATTCTATCATCAATGGTAAACGAAATAATCAAGTAGAATTCTCAGTAAGTAGGGTACGATAATGGCAGTAGACAGTTCAAAAATATCAGTTTCAGATTTAGATTTTGAAGATATCGCAAAGAATCTTAAATCATATCTAAAGGGACAACAAAAATTTAAAGATTATGACTTCGATGGTTCAACAATGTCGATTC